GCTCGTGGTGCAACTCAAGCGCGCTCGCGATGCTCGTACTGCCGTTTCGCGGGATCAGGACGAAGTTCATGGCAGCCGCACCACAAAGGCCGCCCCGGTGCGGCTGCACACGGAACCGATGGCGCGCCAGGAATCCATGAACACCCAGCGGCCAAATGTGCCCCAGTAGGATGTCTCGGGCACCAGCGGAGCATCCCCCGTCAGCGTATGGGGCGTTACCGCGAACGTCGTCGGGTTGATTTCGTAGAGCGTGCCGTTGTTGCTGCTGCTGCCGAATGCCCAGTACACCCCGCGAGTCGGGTCCCATACCAGTGCAGTGCCGCTGCCGATCCCCGTGATGCTGCGCGCGGTCTGTGTGATCGTCTCCGCAGCCCAGTTGATCGTGATCGAGAACGCCGCGACGCCATAGCCATTGTTGGCCGCGATGCACAGCCCGGTATTCGTGACCGGATCGTAGGCGGCCGTGCCGTCGCTCGGCCACTGCGCCGGAACGGAGCCCATCGAGCTCCAGTTGTTCGTCGCCAGGCGATAGAAAGCGTAGGTGTTGAAGGACACCCACCGATCCATGAGCAGGATCTTGCCGGATGACGCATTGCCGAGGGCCATGCCGGCAAACTGCGGCGGGTTGCCCCATTGAGGCAGGCGCGTCCAGATCGAACTGGCCTTGTTGTAGCTCCAATGACCGACTCCGAAGCCGCCGCTCGGATACGTCGAGCCGCCGAAGCGATACAGCGCAGTGCCCATGTCCACCATGCCGTCGTAGGTGTGCGCCGAGATCGGGTATCCGGTCGCGCCTACGGCGGGGTCGGTCGTCACTCCGGTCTGGCCGGCGTTCTCCACCGCCCATCCGGTTGGCCGTGTCGTGCCGTTGAAGTCGAAACTGTAGAGCCCGTTGTTCGACGAGTCGCTGTGCCCACCGCCGTGCACGTACATTTTCGTGCCGCTGGTGGATTTCGCCCCGCCGCTCCACGGGCGGATGATGTCGTCGTTACCGGCCCACTGCGACGGCATCACCGAGCGCAGCGTGGTCGTCCCGTTCGTCGGCGCGTAGCTGCCGGACAGCGCGCGCACCTGATACGGCGACATCGACGAGATGTAAGCCGGGCCAGTTGCCGAGATCACCGAGGCGACAAATGAGTTGCTTTGCGCCATGCGTCACGCCTGCGGGCAGTTGATGAACTGCCGTGAAAAGATGATCTGGTCGAACGCCTGCCAAAATGTGCTCATCGTCGCGCCGTTGTGGTAAATCCAGCACAGCATCGCGTTCCAACCAGGGCGGCAGATGCTGCCCACGCTGTTCGCACCGCTGTCGTAGTACGCGGGATAGGTTGCGTCCCAAATCTTGGTGTAACTCGTCTCGCCCTCGTGCGCGGCCCACACCTCGTAACGCGTCTCGTTGACACCGTGACGGCCGGGTGTCACGTGATAGAGCAGCGTGTCCCATCCGAACGAGTACGCCCACTTCGGGCTCACCGGGTTACGCGTGCCGGTCGACACCTGCGCAAGCGGCGTGTAGTTGTAGCCTTGGTAGACGTTGTGGATGTTCGGCATCCCGAGGGCTTGCGCGCCTTCCCAGTAGCCGCCGTAGGTCACAAGCTCCTGCGCGGTGTAGGAGTCGTTCGTCGTCGTGAACGACGTGAACTTGCCAACCGAGATGTTCCCCGGCGTCGTGCGCCGTGGGTCGACCTTGACGCGCACCTGCACGTAGAAGTCGTGTCCGTCGTAGAAGCTGTTTTGGTCGGCCGGGTGGCCGTACCAGCCGGGCTTCGCGTTGCTCGACTGACCCCAATTCAAGCCCTGCGCGCCGCCCTGCGTCGCCACGTAGGTGCCGAGTGTCAGCGTACCGTTCGCTGCCGGATCGTCCTGTCCGCGACCGTTGCTCGCGCCCGTGAGCGGCGAGAAAGGACGCCACCAGTAGTTGCCGTCCATGCTCGGCGAGTTGCGCGTGAGGCGCATGTACCCGCCGCCGTCCGCGCCGCCCGTCGGCACCCATTCGACATACTGTGCATCGGCGTCGCCCGTGCCGCCCGGATCGTTGCCGCCGGCATATCCGCCAGTCCAGCGGAAGGCGTTGACCTCGGCCGCGCTGTCGAAGTTGTGGAACCACACCACGCCCGGCCCGCTGATGCGCGACTGCCAGTCGTTCGATGCCGCAGCAGTGTCCTCGAGGATGAGCGCGGAAACGCTGCCAGCGGTTCCCAGTCCGTCGTAGACGAGGCGCTTGCCGGCGACATCGAGCGTGATGCCGCGCGCCGCGAGTTCGGCGAGCTTCGCGCTGTTCGGGGTGTTTGGCTGGCCGGACGTGCCGATGATGTAGTTCGACGATCCAGCGGGGGCATAGTTACCGAACCCCCACGAGGACGGCACGCCGAACTGGAACTGCGGCCCCGTGAATGGCGACCACTGCCCGGCCGCCGCATCCGTCGTCGCACTGACAACAGCCGACGTCGAATTGTTGCCGGCGTTGTCGAATGCACGAAGCCGGTAGTAACGCGTTGTGGAGCCCGGCAGGCCGGAATGCGTGTACGGGAATGCTGCACCAGCCATCGCGGTCACGAGGTCCGTGAACGGCCCTGCAGCGGCGATGGCGCTCTGCAGCGTGTAGTCGCGAAAGCCCGAGCCGCCGCTGTCCGTGCTGGCCACGGTGAGCGCTATGCGGATCGTGCTCGCCGAAAGTGCGGTCGCCGAGATCGCGGGCGCCGTGGGCGCCGTGGTGTCAGCCGACGATTGAGTCGTCGCCGACACGACGGTCGCAGGCACGGACTCATTGCCGGCGCTGTCTACGGCGGTCGCGGTGTAGAAGTACTGCGTGGAGGCGAACAGCCCGGTATCGACCAGCGGCGAAGCAGACGGCGTCTGATTTACCACGATGCCGTTGCGACGATACCGATAGCCGGTGATCGAGCCCAGGCTCGACGCACCGCCCGAAGCCGTGACCGTGATCTGCGAGGCCGAATTGACGACCGCCGCCACGGTTGGCGCGCTGATCGGCGGCGCGCTGTAGCGGTTGCCGTCGCTGCGCAGCGGCAACCCCCACAACCGCGCGTTTGCCAGCTTGGCCACGCGGCCTACTGCGTCTCGGCGTAGTTGAGCGAGAGCACCTGCACCGTATCGCCAGCACCGACCGTCAGGTTGTTGCCCTGCATGTCGCCGCCGGCGGTCGTGCGGATGTCGTCGAGCGTGATTACGGCATTGCGATCGCGATCCTCGAGCGTGGCCCGCGAAATCACGCCGCCCGCGGCATTGGTGTCCGCGGTGATGGCGTTCGCCGCCGCCTGGCCGTTCGACGCATTGCCGAACGCGGGATTGCTGAGCGCGAGGCCGGCGACGACGGCGTTCGCCGACGTGCGAAAGCGGAAGATGCCCGCGGCATTGGCCGAGCCGCCATTGAGCAGCGCGAGCTTTGCATTGGCGCCGGCGTTACGCGCGGCGGTGGAATGGGTGACAGCCATCAGCGGGTCTCCTGCGTGAAGGGCTCATCGAGCGCGAGACGGGCGGGCTTGATGTCGGCCTCGCACTCGACATCGCGGGATGCGCCGTCAGGCTTCGTGATGCGTATGTTGAAGTGAGCGCGGCCCGCCTCGGGGACGGGCCGCGCCTGTTCCATCACTTCCTCGGTCACGCCTGGGTACCGAAGAACACCACGGCCAGCGTGCCGCTCGACGGCAAGTCAGCCGCGGCCGGGTCGATGATCACGACCTCATCGGCAGCCAGCACGGCGTCGGCGCCCATGAGCACCGGCGCGAGCGTCGCCACGGTCAGCGTGGCCGCCGCGCGGTACTTGCCCGCCGCGCTGCCGTTGCCGATCGCAAGCGTCGTCGAGCCGAGCGTCGCGGACGGGTAGAGGCCGAGCATCAGGGGACGGAACCCCTTCGGCAGCGTCAGCCTGAAATCGTCCGTGGCGTGCGCCTGCGATGCCAGCGTGAAAGTCCGCCGGATCGCGTGCAGGCCCGTGGTTGCGTCGCGCTCGATCGGTCGCGTCGGAGCCGCGAGGCCATCCTGTTCAACTGCATAGAAAGTGGGCATTTTCGTGTGCTCCTGTTACGCGCCGTACTTGATTTTCAGACGCGCGACCTTCTTCTCGTCGACGCGCACCGCGTTGAAGTGCTGGATGACCTTCACTTCCCAGCTCGACACCTTGGTCGGGTGGCGCTGGACCGACACTTCCATCTCGCTCCACTTGCCGAGCACCACGCCGGACTTCACGAAGTACGGCAGGTACCACTCGGTCGTGGAGTTCACGGGGAAGTCGCTGCGCTCGATCTGCGTGAGGTTCGTGCCGCCGAAGTAGATCGACGTCGGAGCACTCGCCAGCGGCTTCTGCGCGTTGTAGTCACCGCTCGTGAACTGCTGCACGCCGAACAGGTCCGCCCAGCCCTTCGTCGGGATGACGCAGTTCGGGACCTCGTAGTCCACGTCCACCTGGTTCACCATCAGGGCCGCCTTGGCCTTGATGAGCTTGAACACCGACAGGCCGCTCGGCGTACCGGACGCATCGACGTCGGCGGCGATGTCGTTCGCCGTGGCGTAGCTCGCCGTGCCGCTGGTCGGCGTCTCGCCGGTCGGCGCCGAGCCGAAGAACGCGGCGAGGATCACCATGTCCTTGGCGCGGTTCATCGCGGCGACGTGGGCCTGCACGAGCGGGCTCTGCGGGTCCGACAACATGCGGATCAGGTCGGACTTGTCGTACAGCTCGGAGCTGTAGAACTCTTTCGGCACCAGCCAGCGCCGCGCGCGCGGGGTCTCGCTGTACTTGGTGTCTTCGTGGCGCTCGGTCTTCTCGCGCACTTCCACGGAACCGTACTGGTCCCGCACGGCGCACGCCTTGCCTTCGCAGGGCTGGGAGTCGACGAGCGATTCGAGCTTCGAGACGCGCTGCTGCGCGAGAAGTTCGACGTTGTTCTTGAACGTGTCGACGTAGTGGGTTTCGATTTCGGCCATTGCCATTCTCCGGTTGAACAAACGCTGCTTTCGCAGGGCTTGTCCGCCGGAGCGGGGCCGCTACCTACGCGAGTACGGTCGCGCACACGGCCGAGTTATCGGCGTCAGCGGGCCTCTCGGTTGTCCGCTTCCCTCAAAATCCCCGCGAGTTGCCCCGCGGGGAGTGGGAGGTCTCATGCATCAGTCACAGTCACGATAACGCGACTGTTTCGTCGTTCAAGCCCCTGCGGGACCTGGTAGAGGAACTGAAAATATCGCGCGCTGACAAGATGGATGCGCAGGTCATGGAGTTATTCCGGGGCAGAAGGGTGCGGTTGGAGTGCAATAAGCCAAATATAAGGCTAATAGAGACCATTAATAATGGTTGACGATGTCCTTATATAAGGAAGGCCCTGCACCCGGGCTATCTCTTGGCGGAGAACCGAGTGCAGGGCCGTGGTGGGCAGGCGGGGCGCGTCAGGCGACAGGTCTGGTTTTCTACCCGGTTCCTCGGGGCTCGATTCCCCGGCGCTCCACCAACCGCATCAACGAGTGAACAACTCCACGATGCGACGACCGACGTTTCGCACCGCTACAACGGCGCGCGCGGGAGTCGCAGTAAAGCCAGGCACAGTGGCGACAATCTCGCCCTTGTACGTGGCGTAGGCAAGCCGAGCCAGACGCGCCTTCGCGTCCTCCGGGCTCGACGCCTTGATCTGCAATCCCCAGCTCGCGCCCGCGTGGCTGTAGTCGAACAGATATGTTCGAAATTCATCGCTCATAGGAGTTATTGCAATGGCCACATATTTCATCATCTACAAGAGCACCAGCAACCATCAGTGGTACTGGACCCTCTACTCAGCGAACCACAAGAAGGTCGCCGACTCTGCCGAATGCCACTACCCGGGACCTCGGCCGCTCGCGATGCGGCGAACGTCTTCCTCGTTCACGGCAGCGCCCGACGCGATCATGTTGAGCCGGATGTTTTCCTCGGCCTCCGGCGTCCCGCGCGTCAGCGCCTTGACGGCCCACGCGGAGTCGGCCCGCTTTGCAGCCAGCGTCGAGCGCGCAACCTCCGGGGTCATCACCCCGCCGCCGCCCTGCTGTCGGTGCAGCGGCGCCTCGCGGCGCAGCTCGGCGATGTCGGCGAGCACCCCGCGGAACAGGCCGAGGTCCCCCTCGCCACCGAGCGCCAGGCCGCGCTCGAAGGCTTCCAGCGTCTCGGCGGTAAAGCCGATGCGCAGCGCCTCGCGCGTCATCAGTTCCTTCGTGGCGTCGTACTTGTCGCCGAACCGCTCGCGCAGCTTCGACTCGACGGCCTTGTGGCGGCCGGTAACCGCCTCGTCCTCTGCGGCTTTCGCCTTCTGCGCCATGTCGACGGCGTACTTGTTGTTGAACTCCGCGAGCCCCTTGAGGTACTTCGCCGGAACGCCAAGCCGGTGCGCCTCGGCCGCGATCGCCTTCGCGTACTCACCGTCCATGCCTTCCGGCACGGTCAGTCCGTAGTCCTCCGGCTTGCCAGGCGCACCTTCTGGCGTGTAGCCGATGCGCTTGAACACGTCCGCGCGGAACGTGTCGTCGATCTTGGCGGCATCCGGGATACGGATCAGCCGGTCGGCCGGTGCGCCGACGTGCTTCTCGAGGTCACCGTAGGACTTGAGCACGTCGTCCGCGCTCTTCCAGCCCTTCGTCGCCACGATCTGCGCGTAGTCGGCACCGTGCCACTGCGCGCCCATGCCGGGTTGTGCGCCTTCAGTCGCCATCGCTGCTGTCTCCTGTTGCGGCCGAGTGGCCGAGAATGTCGTTCAGGGTTTCCGGCGCGCGCGTGATGCGCCGCTCGATCTCGAGCCAGGTCTCGAGCCGCCCTTGCCGATAGGCCAGCGCCCGATCGGTCTCGCTCGGGTGGAAATGCACCTCGCGGGGGCGCCCGCGATTCCTGAGCACCGCGAGCACGATGCGCTGCTCGAGCGACCGCTGGCTGTCCTCGGTGCCGAACACCGTTCGGAATGCGTGCTCGATCTGCTCCTTCGTGTCCATCAGACCAGCGAGCCGAGGCCGGCTGCCTGCCCGGTGCGCAGTTCTTCAGCCTGGGCAAAGCTCTTGGCGGCCTGCCCTGCGGCCGGCGCCGCTTCGACCAGCGCGGCAGCCATCTGCTGCTGCTCGTCCTGTTCGCGAATCGCCTGCATCTCGTCGTCGGTGCGGATCAACTCGGCCGGCACGCCGACGCCCTCGGCGAAGTGGCTGTACGCCTTGTCCCAGTTCACGCGCTTCGGTGACGTCGGATCGAGCGCGGCAAAGGCCGGGGCCACCTCGAGCGCGCGCTGGATGCCGAGAATCTTCTCGGCCTGCTGCGCCACCGTGAGGTCGCCCACATGCATGACCTTGATCGCGTCCTGCCGGTCGCGAAGGGCCTCCGGCATCGGTTCGATGTCCCCGGCTTCCTCGGCGATCGTCAACTCGCGCGCCACAACCGCGCTCATGTACTCGTCGTTGATGCGGTCCGTCGACGGCGAGAGCAGCGCCGCCTTCTCGACCTCGCGCACGCTGACCTCGTAGGCCGTCTGCTGGCCCGGCTTGTCCGCGGCCAGGATCTGGAACAGCGAAGTCATGAACGCATCGTTGATGGCCCGGCGCTGGTCCTCGATGAGCTGCACCGCCCAGTCCAGCCGGCCGGGTTGACTGAGCGGCACGACGAGCGGCTTGCCGTCCTTCGTTACCGCACCCGCCGTCACCTTGCCGGGGATCGCTCGAATGACGCTCATCACCCCGTCGTCGTCGCCCGCGAGCAGCGGCGGGTCCACCTGCTTGTGTACGCCTGCGATGTAGTCGCGAACGGCCGCATTGAGCCCCTTGATCGCCGGCAGCACGAGCATCGCAATCGACCGGCCGTACTTCTCCCCCGGCATCGTCGAGTAGCGCGCCGCCGCGACCGGCAGCCCGCGATAGCCGCGTTCTTCCAGCACGACCGTACCTTCGGCTAGGCTGTAGCGCGAGGCATGCGTGAACCCGCTCACGGCCTGCGCCTGCGGTAGCGGTTCGATGACGTGCACCAGCGGCCACTTCTGCAGGCGCTGGGCCTGCGAGGACGAATTCAGCGCGGCCTGCACACGGGGCGGCAGCACGTCCCGGCCGAACTTCTTCGCGAGCTGCGCCGCGTCGTATTCCAGCCGCCGACCGATGCCGCACACTCGGTTGTGATCGTCGGTCAGGAAGTAGGTCGTGCTGACGCTGAGCGCGTGGTAGCGATTGCCTTCTGGGGTGTCCTCGATGAACGTTGCCATCGGGCCGAACACCACCGCCGACTTGCAGCACTCGTGATACTGCGCGCCGAAGCCTGACTTTGGCGCATAGCGACGGCGGAACAGCGTGTCGTTCGTGCGCTCGAGCCACCGCTTGACCTCGCCGTCTTCCTGCAGGTCCTCGTCGTCGACGCCGAGCCGGTGATACTGGCGATGCGACGGCGCGGTCATCGACATCAGGGCAGATGCGCAGCGATCAGCGGCTATCGGCGCCGTGGGGTCGACAATCTCCTGCGCCCGCTTCTCGCCCTCCTGCATCGCGAAGGACCGATTGAACACCGCGTGATCCGGCCAGACGAAGCGCGCAATCTCCGAGTAATGGCCCGTGAGCGTGGACCGCTCGGTCTCGAGCTGCGTCACAAGGTCGATGTCGGCGCGGGCGCGCGAGTCAGTCATTGTCCGGTGAGCTGCTTGGGCGCCGCCGCAGTCGCCGGGATCACGGCACCGAGCGGGCCCGTGCGCATCGTGTCGCGCACACCGCGCCGTCGCCGCAGCCGGTCTGACTCGGTGCGCTGGCGCGCCGCATCGTCAATCGTCGGGATCGGGGCGGGCGGCTCCACCTTCGGCACGCGAACCTTCGGCGTCTTGAACAGGGCGCTCATGCACCCTGTATAGCGAAGTCCCCGCGTCGTTCAAGATAGGACTCGGTAGTCGGACTCCACGCGAAGCGGACGGGCATCAGGATCGCGAGGCGCGCGCAACCCCTGCGCGAGGTAGCGGAATGCGTCGGCGGCGTGCGACGACCAGTCGTGCAATGGGCGCAGCGAGAACGTGCGCAGCTTCTCGTCCCACGTCTTCTGGTACTGGCGCAGCGCGTCGAGCCCGCGCTCGCACCGCTTTTCATCGAACGAGCAGCGCGGCAGCAGCACGCGCACCGCGTTGATTCCGTCGTCAACGCTCGCCCGCGGCAGCACCCGCGTCGGCCTCACCTTGAGCGATTTCAGCGTTTCCACCCGAGAGGTCGCGTTGTTGCCCCACTCCCGATCGTCGGCGTCGTGCGGCAGGTAATGCGCCTCGTAGGTGTAGCCGCGATCCTTCACCACGCGCGCGTAGTGGTCCGCGCCCACCCCCGCGTTCTCGTAATAGTCGATGACGCGAACCGCGCCGCCGTGGGTCTGTTGCGCGAACCAGATCGCCGTGGAGTCGCCCACCCCGAGGTCCCACGCCGTGAACACCGGCAGCCGCGGGTCGTGCGGCACGTCCCCGATGCGGCCGTCAGCCTCAAGCCGCGCGATGATCTTCCCGTAATACGAGCCCGGAATAGCTGCGTCGAACGAGCAGAAATACTCTTGGTTGATGATGTTCTCGGCTTCGTCCTCACCGCGCTCGGCGGTCAGCTCGCGGCGCTCACGCGCGATAGCCTCTGCCGACATCACGCCAGTATCGGCGACCGTCAGGGTTTGAGCGAACCACCCGGGCTCCGACTTTGCCAGCTCGAGCAGTCGCTGAAAGTGATTGCGACCCCTCGGCGTGCTGATGAATGCCGCCGTACCACCGTTTTCCAGCAAGATCGGTCTCAAGAACGCCCACGAGTTCGGGTCTGACAGCGCGTACTCCGAGTACGCGACGCTGATCGGCGGCGAGCCGATCAGAGACTGATAGTTGTCCGACCCGACGACTTGCCACGTCGATGCGGGTGACATCGACGTCGGCCGGAATCGAATCATCATCTCCTGCTCGCGCGTCGTCTCGCGCAGTTCAACGGGAAACGCTTCGTCAATGCGACGCTTGCCGGTGTGCGGATTGATGGCGTCCCAGACCGCCTTTCGCGCCTGGTTCGCCTGCGGCAGCATGTGCCAGTAGTTGCCCGGCCGCTGGACCATTTGACAGGCCGTGTGATGCAGCATCACGTCGTCCTTGCCCGACCGGCGATGCCAGCAGAGCACAGCTCGCTTGCCGCCATGCTCGAGATACCGCCAGGCAGGAAGCTGGTAGTCCCGCGGACGCCAGTTATTGGGCAGCGTCAGTGAAGCGCGAGACATTGACCTGCAGCGGCCCGCCGTCCTGCCCGGTCAGTTCGGCGCGCGAGAGCTTCGGTATGTGGTACTCGATGAGCTTGATGAACACATCGAGGCGCTTCGCGGGGTCTTCAATCTCGGCGAGCCACGCCGAGAGCTTCGGCGCAGTTTCGCTAGCAACCATCGCGATCGCGGCGCGCACGTCTGCGGTTGCCCTGTTTGGCACGCCTTTTCGTGACCCTCCGCCCGTCTTTTTCCCCTTGGCCATCGCAGTGGGTCTCAGTTTGAGACAGAGGATTTCTTGCGCGTCGCGGTGCGATGAACAGCGTCAGGCGCTGGTTCCGGCATGCGCTCGGCCAGCCATGTGAGCAAGCCCGGATTGCGCTGCTGGCCCTGGCGCGCGAGTTCGAGCAGCCACTCGACCGCGGGCGCGGGCCGCAGGAACCCCGGCCCGAGATTGTAGTCGGGCAGCCCAAGCTGGGCGACAGCGTCCTGAGCAGCGATCCGCAGGCGATCTGCGTGGATCATCAGCAAGTTGATCTTCTCGGCGCTCACGTCATCCCCCTGTGACGGATACACATTATGCGACCCTCTTGGCACCCGCGAAATCGAGCACGTCCTGCTCGGTGCGCCAGACGAGCCACGGGCTGCCGCGCTGCTTGCAGCGGGCGAAGAATGCGAGCTGTGAGGGCTGGTACTCGTTGGCGTGCCCCTCGCGCTTGGGGTCCTTGATCTCGACCGGCAGCCAGCCGCGGCGACGACAGAATACCCAGCCGTCGAGCGGACCGCCTTCCTCCCACGAGATGCCCATGCGGCTCGCGACGTTCAGCAGCGGCGCCTCGTTGCGGTCGCGGTTGTTGTAGCGCGTGCGTCTCACCAGTTCTTCGTCCTTGCTTTCGTGGTCAGCACCCTATGCGCATAACCCCTGAGCTGGATCGGCTTCAGCCACGGCGACGTCTCGCAGCGGGTACAGCCGCGAGCGTTGTGCAGCGTCTCTTCCGCGCATTTTCGGCAGCCGTGGCGGTAGAGCGTGGGGCCGCGTATGACGCTGGCGTGGACTCTCATGGCTTATTGCTGCTCCAGAGGGCGCGGCCCGCGCGGAGAGGGGTACTCGTGTGAGGCGCTTGCGCCATCGGCGGAGACGAGTGCCTGACGCAGCGCGTGCTGCCGAAACTCGTGCTGGCTTGCCGAGCGAGAGCGGTCTCTCCGGTTGGGCCGCATGGTTGTTACCGGGTGATGTGCTTCACGGCCCACATGGCCGCTTCTTCGATTTTCGTCTTCGCCAGCGAAAGCTCGCGGCTATTGCCGATGTTCTCGAAGAAGGTCCACAGGTCAAGGCTGCGATCCTTGATCTGCTGAATCTGCGCTTTTTCGTTCTCGTCAAGAACACGGTACTCGTGGCGCATGACGTTGTTCACGGTGCGCTGGTCACTTGTCGATTCGATCATGGTTGTCTCCTGTTTGTCGATCATGGTTGTCTCCTGTTTGTGAAATTGCACTCTCACGCCGCCACCAGCCATATCACCACCAGCGCCACCACGACTGCCGCCAGATACAGCGCGAACCAGACCAGCCAGCGCGAGTCATCCAGGTCACTGCGCACCTTCGGCTTGTCCAGCACGCGCCCGAAGCGGTGGCGCTGCGCGA